GAATGCGCGAGCTGAAAGGCCGCGATGACTCTGCCCGCACCGTATGCATGCGGGAAATTCTTATTCGATGAATTGGCCATCGAGGCTCCTCAGTACAGCTCGGCCCACCCCTCTCGGAAAGAGGGGAGGGCCTCAGTGGGACGAGATCACGGAACGACAGGCGGCAGCGTGATGTTGCAGTTCCAGCCCGGCGCGCTGCAGCCCATCTGGGCGTAGAAACCCGTTCGGACCTGCACGCTGTCACTGTCAGCATTTCTCAAAATTCGCATCCCATCGGTCATCAGAATTTTTGGAGCCATACCCAAGGAGTAGAGCTTCCAAGTGTCCATCTGAAGCAGATAGGCGCGTGATACCGGGCAGTTGGGGTCAGCGACAACGCTGACTGCACCGCTCGGTGTGTGGACTCGGACAGCCTCGAAGAAGACGTCCGCAACGTCGCTCGAACGCATCAGGTCGTAGACGACCTTGGAGCCGAGAGACTTGATGAGATCAGCGTAGGTGACCGGGTTGACGAAGCAGATGTCCGGTCGACCGCCCTCACGGAAGAGCAACGCAGAAGCGCTGATGAGCGCTTCCTCGATGGTCATGCCGCTGCCGTTGTATCGGACCCCTGCTAAGCGCGTGGGATCGACCTCACGCTGTACTCCGAATAGCGCTGGGTCACCAGCGACCGGAGCAACGTCAGGAAGCCAGCCGCCCAAGCCGGTGACCTTCGAGCGAGTCGACGTATCGTCGCCCCACTGGAAGAGGAACTCGCCCACGGCCGGAACCAAGGGCGATGGCGGGTTCGCCGGGAAGGAGAAGCCCGGTGCCGCCGGGTCGATGGTGAGGACACCCGTGTCGCGGTTGACGGCGACAATCGCGCCCAAGCCCTTGGCGGTAGCCGGAAGGCCGCCAGGGACGTTGGAGGTGAGTGCCATGCCAACCTCGAAGCGAACCACGTCCGCCGAGCGCTCCGATGGTTCCACGATTGCCGAAACCAGTGCCGTACATGCTGCCAGCGAGGTCCTGAGTCACGGCACGAAGGATGCCGTCAATCTCGGAGCTTGCTGCCTGCATGAATGCATTGGCGTCACCGACTGAAGCCTCGAGGACCTCGTTGCCGATGCTGGCAATACCGTAGTTCCGCACGCGGGTCAGAACGAACTCGGTGTAGTTACCGGCCGTCTGAAGACCCAGGGCGTCCTGGAAGTTCTGCGACCGACCTTCCGGCACGCCGAACTGAACGGGGATGGGCAGGTTGCGGCCACCGAACGCCTCGTACTTCGGGATCGCAGCGAGGAATGGATTGTTCTTGTAGACGAGATTTTTGACCCGCAAATCGGTGTAATGCACCTTCAATGCGGCGTCAAAACTCTGCATATTCAATGCGGTCATGACTCAGTTCTCCTGTGAAATCGGGGACATCAGCCGTCCCATGTCAGTAGCCGCGCAGCATCCAGCAGCGAGCTTTCACGATTCAGATTGGGATCTGTAATCGTGGGCCTCTGCGTAGCGTCTGCTGCGTGACGGTTGGTTAGTGTCGTGCCGCTGGGACCAGGCGTGGGAGCCTGCACCGGGAGCACATCGCGAAGCTCGTCGCGCAGCTTTGTCCTGGTGGACTCAGCCGCAGCCAGCTTCTTTACCAAACCAGACAAGTAGGCTTCCACTTCACTGCAAGCCTGCGATTCACTGATCACCTCGCCGGTCGCCTGATGCCGAGTGTTCATCAACTGCCAGACCATGTCGGTCGCTCCCGCTTCTCTCACCAGCGGGAAGTCCTCCGTGGTCTGAACGTACTGCTCGACGCCAGACTTCGCCTCTCTCACCGCAGCGGCCATCTTCGCTTCGTGGGCCTCTTTCTTCTGCGCTTCGAGCTGCTGTCTAAGTTCGGCCATTTCTGACCTAAGCTGCGGCGTAGGGTCGGGTCGGCCCTGCGTCTCCAGTCGCTCCTGCAAGTCATCGCGTGTAACACCCTGCTCGCGCAAGAATCGGAGAGGCTCGCGCTTTGCCATCTCACGCATACGCAGAGCTTCCTGCGTTTCGTAGGTGGCTGCCTTCGCCTGTTCCTGTGCCTGTCGAGCCGCCTTTTCCTGATCGACTAAGGCCCGCAGAGCGGTAGCCGCGTGATCAGAATGGACGTACTGCGGGTCACTGGGTTGAACCTCATCACCTTTGTTATCTTCACTCATGGTTCCTCGTTACACGGGCATGTTGCCTCCCTCTGGCGTCATAGCCAGAGGGTTTGCCCCGGTCGGACCAGCCGCCGGGGGAGCACCAGGGATCATAGCACCTTGCTGGTTGGCCAGGCGCTGCTGGTTGGCCTGCTCCAGGTAGAGGTGCGTCTGCGTCAGGTACTGGCGCAGCATCTGCAGCCGGTCTGACGGTACGTTGTTTTGCTCGGCGGTCTGGATGGCCGCCTGGACCTTGCGCAGCGCCAGCGCGTGGTCCTGATAGGGATGCGGCGGCATGTAGCGCCCGTCATCGAGAATGAACTCGATGTTGCGATCTATCAGCTCGCTTGTAGCCCTATCAAGGGACATCTTGGATTCGAGGTCGGGGAAGTCCAGAAGCTGCTTGGCTTCCTCGGGCGGAATCAGCCCGCCGTTGAGAAGCTCTTGGACCATCGCCAGCCGCCCACTGGGGGTGTGCGGCAGGCTCGAAGCAGGGAACACCTTCAACACGTAGTCGTCGGCCTCCATGTTGATGTCCGAGAAGTCCAAGACCTCGATGGTGTTCTTGTCGCGCTCCAACGTCACGGAGTACGCGTTGTCCTCGGCGTAGATGTCCTGTCCAAGGTTGACGATCTGCTTCGCTGCGGTGGTGAACATCGCCTCGTACTGACGGCTGATGGTCGTGAAGCGCAGCGCTTCGATGTCCTGGTACTCACGGAGCGCCACGCCAGAGTCCAGCCCCGATGGCTTCTGACCCGTACTAGACAGTTGGCTAACTCCGGTGATCTCGAAGGCGCGCTGGTAGAGCCGCTCAAGGTGCTCGAAGATCTCGCGGTTCAGGCTCGGCGGGGTAGCCACGATAGGTGCCTGCCCCGTATAGGGAATGATCGTCCCCATTTCATTATTGAAGAATGATTTACGTACCTTAGAGCCTGCTTCGACGTAGATGCGAGGGGTCGAGATCAGGTGGAACGCCTTCTGGATCTTAAGAAGGAGACGGTTGATCTCCAACTGTATGCCAAGAATGTCCTCTGTTACCCCCTGCCCCCAGTAGCCCAGAAGCCGCTCCGTCCAGCGGACAAAGCAGAAGGGGAAGTACCCTCGCGTCCACTGCTCGTCGAGGAGCGTTCCGTTAGTAATGCAGATCACATGCCGTCCGTCCCCTGAATCCTTGGAGGAGGGCAGGTGCCAGGCTTCGACGACTTCGAGCTGGTCAACCAGCGAGTCTACGCCGTAGTCCTGTGTGTTCGTAGTCCTGTTCGCCTCCCTTATCATCCCCGCTTTGTCGGGGAACATGTCGCACAACACGGCGCGATCGATGAACTTCCGCTGATACAGGTTTCTCGGTTCGCCATAAAATCCGTCCGCCGGATTGACGAAGACTTCCCCAGGGAACACCCGCTCCAGCGTGATGTCCTGCCCGTGCCGGTAGACCTTCAGAACGCCTGTACCCAGCACGGCCGCATCGAGCAGAACTCGCGGCGCAAGGTCGTACATGTGAGCCGCGTAGAACGCGTGGTCCACGAAGCGCTCCATGAGCCTGGCCTTGCGCTTCAGCGACCAGTTACCACCGTGGGTCAGGAATCGTGGCCTCGGCTGGGACCTGGAGAGCCTGCTGACTGCCGTGTCACAACACGCCTTTACCACGTTCATGGTGACCCGATCTTGGGACATGACTTGGTTGTGCGTGTAGGGGGCGAAGCCGTAGAGATCCCGGTTGCCGTACATGCGCACATACCGCATGTAGTCAGCTCGACGAGTGGTGTCGGCAGCAGTGATCTCCTGCACGGCCATTACCACATCGTTGTAGGGCTCTTGTTGAGTCCACCACTGCAGCGCTATGGCTTCGGGATAATCCATTAGTTACCTGCCGAGTAGAATAGCAGATCGTCTGGGTCCTCGGAATCTTCCGCCCCCTCTGGGGCATCCACGCGGACATCGCCCGACATGTCCAGCATGACGTCGCCCAGTTTGAGCTGGACGACGCCAAGCTGTCGCAGCCTGGAGACAAGCAGCACCAGCGAGTCTGCGTCAGGGATCAGGTGGGCTCCACTTGTGCCGCTATCTCGTCCCGCTCCCACCACGGAGTCTCGCTCTCCTCCAGGTCGTAGAACTTCTGATCGAGATTCTTCTCCAGCCGCTTGATCTCGATCTCCTCCATTTCGTCCTCCTGAACCTTGAACCATTCGGCCGACCCCTTTTCTGGCCCTTCCTCGATGTGCTCCATTAGATACTGGTGACAGTACCTCCATGCGTACAGAAGGGCATCGCACACATGATCATCGTAACGATCCCACGCGTAAGGTCACCGTTGAGCAGCTCGATGTACGCTCGTTTCTTCGTCTTTTCCGCTTCAACAAGGGAAAGACCGAATCGCTTACGCGCTTCCTCGACATAGCCCTTGCCGATTCCCCCGGTGTCGACCACGACGACGTCGAGGCCGTATTCTTCCTGGGCTTCGGCGATCAGTTCAGCCACTTCGCTGGGGATAAGACTCGCCTTCTTGAAACTTTCCAAGACAACGCAGCGCCCCTGGCTCTCGGAGTAGGCGAGGATGCAGAAGGCGGATGAGTCGACGTATCCGATGTCGACTCCCATGACCGTGAACCACTCGTCGTCCCCTGGGTCGAACTCCTCGATGACGGGGACATGCTTGTATACGAGGCTGTCGAGATCTTTGATCCAGACGCCTTTGTACTCCCGCAGGTACGTCGGCGTGTCTTCCTTCCATCCGTACTTGTCGCGCCTCTCCGCGAGCCACTCGGCGGCTTTGGGAAGGTGAGGGTTATCCAGTAGAGTCCAGTTATGAACGCTCCAACCACTATCCGGCCTAGTCGCTTCATAGAAGTACCCCGTACAGGTCGCGTTGGGAGTCCCGGTCAGCGTGATAGTTCCGTCATAATCGAGCACTGCAGGCTCGATTATGTCGGCGATCATTTGGGCTAGGAATGGGCGAAAACTCTGCGCCTCATCGATAATCACCAGCGGGTATTTGGGACCGCGAAGGCGCTCGATCTCGCTCTCGTCGTTCGCACCGCAGAGGAAGATCTGACTGCCATTGGGGAGCGTGGCAGTCAGCTCGTTGTGGTTGAAGCGGAGCCCCAGGCCGATGCTGCGGTTGAGGCTCTGGAACACGGGCCAGACGATGCGCTTAGCCTGCTGCCTGGTCAGCGTTATCACCGGCACCAGCGCGTCCGGGTACTGCATCGCTGTCTTCAGCGCCAGCAGGCTTATCCCGTAGCTCTTTCCCGCTCGACGACTGCACACCGCCGCCTTTAGCTTGCTTTCGTCTTCGACGAACTTTCTTTGCGGGCCGAATAGGAGTCTCTCGAACTGTAGCTCCTCCATACGGCGAAGGCGGGTCCCCGCTTCCTGCAACACTCGGCGCGCTTGTTTTGAGTCCATCCTCATATTGGATCCTCACCACCCTGGAGAACGGGACGTAGAACGTCTCGCGGTGGAACGTCTCGAAGCCCACCTCGTCGCCCGTCCTAAAGATTGACACGACCTGCTGGCCGGAGACGAGCTGCTGCAGGCTGGAGCGACCGTTGACCGGCACGTAGGCGTCAAACAGCACCTGAACCACCTTTCTACTTTCCACGCTTCACCTCACCGAAAAGCAGGTACGGGTTGTAGACCCATCCCATCTTGTGCATGTCGAGCTTGCGCCACGCGTCCGTCGAGTGGGTATGAAACCTCGGACGGTCGTCCTCGCTGCTCAGCACACGCTCCATCATCGAGCGCATGATCCGGTGGCCGCGCACCGAGTTCTTCACGTAGACGTAGTGAAGTACGAAGGCCTCGTCGAGAAGCTCACAGTGCATCCAGCCCAGGATATGGTCGGGGTCGGACGAGTCACACGCCACCACCACAACCCCTCGAGGGAGGATGCGCTCAAGCACGGAATGGTGCTGGGCGTAGTAGATGTCGTTGGGCACATGCTTGGTCATCGCCCCGCCGTGACGGTAG